CTAATGGTGCGGATACTTACGATATTTGGTTTTACAAAGGCGGTGGAAATTGCCGCCACTTTTGGGAAAAGCGTGTATACGTAGATGCAAAGGGCGCAAAGATTAATCCTAATGACCCTGATGCAAAACGTATCGCTGTTGCAATGGCTGAACGTATGGGTTATAAGGTGCGCAATAACGCACTTGTTGCAAAGCTTCCTGAAGATATGCCTTACAACGGCTTCTTACCAACCAATCCTATTTACGGCAATCAATAATTACAACTATGGCAGAAGTACTTTTAATCTCAGAGAACTACATAAAGAAATATACAACGGTCAATGGTAGTGTTGACCCTAACATACTTTATCCGTCCGTATATCTTGCGCAGGATAAATGGCTGCTTCCATTTCTTGGTACTGATTTGCTGAACAAGATTAAGGATGATGTAGCAAACAACACCATTGCGGGTAACTATCAGATACTACTTGAGGATTACATCCAAAAGATGCTGTTGTGGTGGGTGATGGTGGATGTAACTCCTAACCTGTGCTATCGTATGGACAATGGCACGCTGGTGCAGCGTCAATCTGAAGACACCGTACCCGTGTCGGATGTGGTTATGAAGGATATGATAGACCGTGCAAGGCAAAACGCAGAACACTACACCACTTTGCTCGTTGACTACCTATGTGCAAACTCAAGTTTGTTCCCTGAATACTCAACTGCTACATGGCCTGATAGATCACCACGAACTGATGTGACCAATACGCTCAACTACCAGTTCAGCACGGGCAATACATCCACTTCATTCCGTCCTACCTACTCACGTAACATCATTAACCGCATACCATGAGTGAAAAGAAGACACTGAAACAAGACTACACCGAACGCTTACGCAAGTACGAGCGTGAGTTGTCATTAAAACTACGTGCCAATGGCAACAAAGAAGCAGCCAAACCCACAACCAAGTAAGCCTGAAGGCGTAGACTTTAAGAAGCTACGCTACAAGCTCGAACTATTCGATGGCTTTTGGTCGATACCACTTGCCTTTTTGCTATTTGCTGTATCTGGTACGGTATCGGTCGCCTACTTTGGTGATGCACTCATAAGCACGGAATACATCCAGTATATTGTCTTGGCTGCAATGGTCATGGTCTTTGCCAATTTCGTTGTGTTCTTGGGCATCAGATTCAATTTTCGGGCATTGCAAAAGGAGATATACAACAAGGAAGTTAAGTATGAAATAAACACTTACCTCACTACATGGCAAAAGGTTCTTTTATATCTGTGCTTATATGCCTTCTACTTTGCTGCCTACCTATACATTCTACACATGCTGATGACGGTTACTGCGTAAGGGTAACCTCTGCTGCGTTTGTGGGTGTACAGGAAAGGGGCGGCAATAACATGGGCTTTAATGACAAGGCTTTGCTAATTCTTATGAAGCAGGAAGGGTGGAAACCCGGCTATGCGTGGTGTTCTTTCTTTGTCATGGCAATGCTTAACGAGTGCGGTATACCTCACACCATTACAGGGTGGTCACCTACTGCATACAATCGCAACGATGTAATCTTCACAGATGGAAAGTTCCTGCAAGCGTTTAGTGATAAGGATGTTTTGGTAATGACACTTAGTTACAACTCATTTAAGGGAAAGCGTTTTAAGGGCATAGGACACACTGGAATAGTTGATAGGGTATCTAAGTATTCAGTACGTACGATTGAAGGCAATACCAACGAGCAGGGCATGCGAGATAGCCGCACACGAGATGGAGTATACTACAAGATAAGACCACTATCAAAGAACTTACATATTACACGATGGAAAAAAACAAACTAAGAAACACAGTGTTCATCGCATCCATTGCATCGGTTGTGCTAATCATGATTATTGTGGGCGTGCGTACTTGCAACAAGCCCGTAACAAATCCTGCTATAAAAATGTTACAAGATATTAATGATTCACTTTACCAAATCATTGAAGTGAACAACGCTAAAACCGATAGCCTATTCCTAAAGATTGATTCACTAAACGTCAAAGGTGACACCATCATACAGCAGCAAGAAATAACCAACCAATACTATCGCAATGAAACTTTCAACATTCTTAATTCTGATAATGCTGCTGCCTCTAAGCAGTTCCGCACAACGCTCAAAAAGTCGGACAGCCTACTTAAAGCAGGATTTTACACCCGAACTTACAACCTACGATCTGCAACTTTTCAATCTCAACTACAATAGCATGTTGTATTGGTATGGTACTGCCTTGGAAATAGACAGCCTATACCAACTTGAAAAGCTAAAAGTGGGTTATTACTCCAAGATAACGGGCATTCAGGCAGATAGTTATGAAACATTGCAGGCAATCTACGCCAACAAGCAAGCTATTGAAAAGGCTATTGATGCTGAGAAAGACGATGAGATAAAGCAGCTGAAGCAACGGAACAGACGGTTAATATTTTCCAACACTGCACTAACATTTGGAATAACTGCTATAGCTTTTTCTACTATATATTTTACACTGTTATAAAATGGACTTTCAACCAAGAGATTTAGTGACCATAGTCGGTGGTGCAATATCACTCACTGGTTTATACTACGCATTGAAACGGGATGTGGTAAAGGTTAGCGCATCACTAAAGACCGTTGAATCATATCACAAAAGGGAGGTTACTATGCTTGCTGAATCTATTAAGGATACGAAAGAAGAATTCAATACTAAACTGACTGCTATGAAAGAAGAACAAAACAAGGCTATCGATAAGCTCGAAAGTAAGATAGACACCATAGCTACTCAGAACATTCAGATATCGAACAACCTCGCAGAATTGACTGGGTACTTGCGGGGCAAATAATCGCCTCATGACTAAAGCTAAATACCTTCATGTATATCTTGAGATACAAAATCAGGAAGGTGTACTGAATGAGCGCATCCGTCAAGCGATGCAACGCCACAACATCACCATGACCTTTAAAGGTTTCCAACGCATGTACGTTGCGTGGCGGCAAAGGCAAAGGAACAACCCTGAGAAAGCAATCATGCAGCAGCAGGTTGCACATGCACCGGGTAAACTTCAGCAGCTTGAAACAAAGCTAAACGGATTTAGCAGCATACTCGATGAGCTTGCACCATCGGAATCCAATCCACTCGACCTGCCACCATCGCAGGAAGCAAACTACAAACCATACAAGCTACCGATAAACCATAATGATATTTTGGTTATGGGAGATATTCATGTTCCGTATCACAACATTCAAGCATTGACACTGGCGTTGAAGTATGGACTGCAGAACGATGTGAATACCATCTTGCTCAATGGTGATATTATAGACTTCTACGCTATCAGTCGCTTCGAGAAAGACCCACGCAAACGCAACTTTGGGCATGAAGTACTAATGACAAGGCAGTTTCTGCAAACGTTACGCAAGCTATTCCCAAACGCTGCCATCTATTACAAGTGTGGTAACCACGATGTGCGTTATAATCACTACATCATGCGTAATGCTCCAGACCTTTTGGGCATGAATGAATTTAGCTTTGAGAGTTTGATGAAGCTTGATGAACTTAATATCACTTTCATCCCGGATAAGCAGATAATCCACGCAGGTAAGTTGACAATACTACACGGGCATGAGTTAGGTTCATCGGTATTTAGTCCCGTGAACATCGCACGTGGTTTGTTCTTGCGTGCAAAGGACAGCGCATTGTGCGGACACCATCACCAGGCGAGTGAACACACCGAGCCTAACATCAATGGCAAGCTAACAACGTGCTGGAGTGTGGCGTGTCTATGCGAATTGCATCCCGATTACATGCCCATCAATAAACACCACCACGGATTTGCACATGTGCGGGTAATGGACACGGGTGAGTTTGAAGTGAACAACTACCGCATCGTCAATGGTAAGATTCGATAAATGAAAAGACCCCACCGTTGCAGGGTCTTTCCTCAATCAAATAACAAAAAACAATTTAAAGACGGTGTATTGATTACACACAAAACCGTTGTAAATATAGCACAATGAAACGCAAGCCACATCCAAAAGTTGTACATCGCAAGTTAGGCCGTGAACGTGCGGATGGTTTGTACTGCGATAACGTTATTGAGATTGACCCAACGTTGCCACCTATGCGCTACCTTATTGTGTTGATCCATGAGTATCTTCATCACATTCAACCTGAGTGGAGTGAAGAGAAGGTGGATGCTGAAGGTGAGGCACTTGGTAGGTTTCTTTGGAAGCATGGCTATCGCAAGGTGCAGCAATGATGCGCCCGCTGCTAAGGATTAGAAACCTATTCATCAAGTAGGCCTTCAGTTATATCTATAAACCTATCGTATAAATCTGCAATCTTATCACTTACTTCTTCAACGTGTTCACCGTACTTGTATTCTCTGCGCATCAAATCCATAATGTCTTTAAGCGCATCCTTATACCGGGCAGCGTTAAGGGTATAGTTGTATTCTACTTGTTCTTTAGGTAGGTTGAACGTTAGTGTTGCTTTCATAGATACTTTGTGTCTTTAGTTATTGTAAATATGTCTTTGTTTACGGCTTTGATTTTATTGTATACATTATCTTTAACGTACTTTGTTTTTGCATTAGCGTACATGCTCAATAGAACAACACGTTCCTGCCGTAAATCATTAAGCGGTAGTAACTTTCTTTTGGACATTGAGTTTTAGTATTTCGTTTTTAACGTGGTGGTAGTAGGCTTTAACCGAATAGTATTCCCCGGTTCCTTCGAAGTCCTGCATGATGTCGGTAGGTGCATTCGTTATGGCTTCATCCACGCAATAGAGTGCGCAGTTGATAGCCTTGTAATGTACCGCACCCAGTTGCCCTTCTTGCGATTCTCCTTCGACTATATCAAAATAGTTCGAGTACAGTTGCCATGCTTTGTCTTTTGCTTTCATAATGGCTTGTATGTTTTACCTGTTACTAAATCAACTATTACTGTTGTGCCAACTCCCTCTTTACATTGCGGTGCTTTCATTTGCTCACGTTCCACATTAAGTAATTCAGACATGGCACGAATAAAATCCCTGCCCTTGTTAGTGTGAACATCAAACAAACTTGGTTCATGTTCTTCGACAACTCGCATTGCCTTTTGTAGTAATGTTAATTCGCTCATAGTGCTAAAGTATTAAGGTATTCACGCCACATTGGTACACGATCCTGAAGCTTTGCGATAGCTGCCTCATCAAACTCCACAACCTTTTCGTGGATGCGTTCCTGCACTGGTATATCGTATTCCCAATTTGCCAAATCACTTTCAAGGTTAGCGTGTGGGTTTTCTGCAAGGAAGGTAGGCATATCGTAAATCATATTCTTTTCTATGCGCTGTGCCTTCTTGATGAATTCCTCGTTGCCTTGTGGATCTATTAGATTCATCCTACGTGCAAGGCGGTACTTCTCATCGTCTATCATTTGCAGCGGTGCGTTAACGAGTACAAAGCAAAACGTTGCAGTACTTGCGCCCGTTAGCCACATGTACGCTTGACCTTGCCAGTAGTAGTCTTTGCTCAACTCGTTAGCCTTTGCATCAATAAAGGTGTGGATGTCCCAACTGCTTTTGATATCCGGCACGTTCACCACTACGCCACCATCTTTGATGAGCAAATCGGGAGTGCCTTTGATGTAGTCATTGGTGAACATCTGCTCGTTCTTAAACACGATTTGCTTGCGCTCTCTGCGCCACATATCGATTGAGTCATTCTCAACTGCTACACCTTTCTCAATGTACTTGTTGCTGATGTCTTTGTAACGCTTGTACTTCTGTTGGATGTAGATTTCAAGAAGTGCGCTTTTGCAGGTTTCAGATAGTCCTGTCTTTGTGCGTGCATCGGTCATTAGCTTACCAAGCTGCGATGCTCTAAATAAAGTTTGTTCCATTATGTTTTGTTATTTGATGGTTCGAAGATACTACAACAATCCACTCAGTTGTTGCTTTTTAACATTTGCTAACTTTTCAATATCGGCAAAGAATTCCTGCGGGCATGCCTGCAAGATGATATCCAAATCGTCAAGGCTTTGCGCTTTCTCGATAAGCTCGTGCAAATATTGCACATCCTTATTCGATGAGTTCAGACTACCTTTCAACTTGAATGGCTTGTACACATCTGCGTTTTTGCGGTTAAGGTCACGACCTAACAACTTACCAAATGACACAGCAGCGTTTTTAAGGCACTCTGTTTTGAGTTTAGGGAAAGCAAGGTCTAAGGCGTTTGGCTTTTTATTATCTGCGTTCAATGCCCATCTATTGCGTTCCACAGGGTCGGCTGCTAATGCACTGGGTACTTTGTCAACCATGATGACGATAGAAGCTGCACCTGTTCTGCGTAACTCATACCCGGTTATCGGATGGATCACTACAAGGTCAAGTGAACCTACAACCTCGTTAGCCATACGCTCCCACTTGAAATTCTCAGTGCGCCAATGCCCGAAGAACATTTCATCTAAGGTAGTTTCAACGTGACTAACTACCAGCGTAACCGCTTTACCATCGGGTGTCTTTTCAATACCGTCCTTATCAGGTGCAGCATTGAGCATCTGCTGAAACTTCTGCAATGCTTCTAAATTGTCTTTGTGAAATGAGTTCATGTTGTTATTGATTTGAGATTAATACTTTGCTAAACAATCGTTGAGTTCTTGGCAGTAGCTTAATACTGCGAAAATTACCACTGCCCATACGATGTACTTGATTACTTTGCTTGCTTTCATATTGTTATTATTTAGAATAAGTGATGTTATAGGTTGTTGCTGTTGCATCTGATTCCATATCTGCATTATGACACCATGCGGTTGATTCCATTTTGAAACCAGCAGCAGCTAATTGCTTTTGAAATTTCTGCAATTTGTTAGCTGAAGATGTACCGGTAATTGTTACGGTTGTAAGGTCTGCAATAATGTTTGCAAAACTGCCAAGCTTATGTGTAGACACTAAAGTACCACATGCAGTTGATACAATTTTAGCGATGCTTTTGCTGATGTTGAGTGTTGTGTTCATGGCGTTGTTGTTATTTGTTTGACAAATGTAGTGTAAATAGTTACACCCGCAATAGGCATTCTGTTAAAAATTGTTAAAATTGCAATCGGTTACAGATTGTAACCACCTCACGCCCACGAATAGCTGCCGTAATTCGGGAATAATTCGAAGTACATACGCATCATTATGGCATCAGCGTAATCGGGTGAGTTGCCATGCATGCGTGCTATTTCCTCTTTGCTTATTACAGCAAGTTTGCCATCGGCTTCAGGTTGCCGCCTGCGTATCATGTCCAGTTCTTGCACAATCACGTCCCGAAACTGATTCACTTTGAAAATAACTTTGTTCTGTTCGATTAATTCTGCAAGCTTAAAATAGCACTCAGCCTTTTGATTGGTGAACTTATCCGATTGCTTGGCACGCCCACCATTAAGGAAGCCCCTACAACGAAGCGCATCGACCGCTCCCCCTCCAACCCCATCTTCATCACAGATCACGTTGGATAATCTGATGCTGTACCTATCGCATAACTGGCGAATGGTAGCAACAACTGTTGTGATTGGTTGCTTGCGTAGTTCGTGTATCTCCATCAAATGCAATCCATGCCACACGCAAATGACACTACGGTCTTTTCCAAGGCGTGCTATATCCGCACTGATGTACTTTTCACCTTTGCTTTCTTCATCCCGGAAGCAGCGCACAAGGTCATCATATTGGTAAAGATTATCTACGCTTTCATCATACTCCCAATCTCCATCGAGCAGCCTTCGCCTATCTACTTCGGGCAACATGCGTAGCGTTTCTAAATACGATTCGGGCAGGTGTGGATTGTCGGTAGGTAGTGAAGGAATAAACGCAAGGTGCTGCGGCAGGTTATCTGCTTTGAATGGTGAATAGAACTCATTGTATAACCAACCTTTCGATGGATTGCATGTGAGCAGCATCTTTGGTTTAAGGTCGTACTGCGTAAGCTTGAAACGAATACGGGACTGGAGTATATCAATTGCCCTTTTTGATACCTGTGCGCTTTCATCCACGTATGCATCGGTCAACTCCAAACCTCCGAGGGCATGGAACTCAGGGTCGGATGGATAGGCAAACAAGTCTTTCAGGATTATTTCGCTGCCATTGCTGAATGTAATGACGTTCGTTTGATTGTTGATGGTGTAGTGTTCGTTAGGTGCTAACCCTAACATGTGCGCTACCTCAAAGAAGGTCTTAAGCGTGGTCTTTTTAAGCGTATCTAATTTGCTTCGACCTATCAACCCACGAGTACCGGGATACTTGAATCTGCGGCTTATTTGCCATGCACATCCGATGAAAGATTTTGAGCCGCCTGCTGCACCTCCGAACAGCACCACACGTGCCGGGTGTGAATTACCCAGCACACGCAATGCTTCTTTTTGTTTCGGTAGGTACTCAATCATTAGAAAGGTAAATCGCCCGTGCCTTGTGAATCGTCCACCTCTTCACGCTTCACGAGTGGTTCGCTCATCTTGCCTGAAAAGAACTTGCCGCTCTTGCCTTCCTTCACCCACGCAGCAAGGCGCATCTTCTTTCCATTGACCATGATTTCACCAGTGTACTGTGGCCCGTTATTCGCCACGTTGTTGTTCTTGAATAGGGTGAACTGACCCTCTTGCATTTGATAGTTACTCATTGTATTAATTGTGTATTATTGCTATATCGTCTACCATTAAACTGATTGTGGTCTTGCCGTTAAAGTCTGTTGTTTCTACTACTTCAAACCATTCGTGGTCGATGCTATGCCCATTGACAAAGCCAACGTACACTTCAACATCATCCGGGTATTGCGCAAGCTTATCCCACAATTCACCTATTGTCATAGCTTATATTCATCTTTATCAGTTAGCAAATGTAACTCTTCAAAGATAAGGCGCATTGCGAGATTATCGCTCATGGCAGGGCGCATGCTGCGCTTTGCTGTTAGTATAAACAACTTGCGTAGCAGCTCGATTTCCTTGTGTTGGTCGTATTGTTTAGCCATGTTATAGATTCAAGTTAAAAAATTTACATTTCGTTTTTGGAACGTGGTACACTTCATCGTTGCCATTCCGTTCCGCTGTGTTGACGGTTATCTCTTCCCGGTATTCATTCAAAAATATATCGGTTGAATGACACATCAGGGCATGCTTTGTTTCTTTGCATATGATCACATAGAAGAAAGGTTTGATGT